TTACTTTGCCCGTTCCGTGTATAAGTCTGCGAAAAAAGCTGCATCCGCATACGAATATCCTAAATCCTGTATTGCTGCAATGCGCGCTTTTCGCCCTCCTTTTTTTATTTTTCCTAGTGCTTCCCACGCCCGATTGAATTCTGTTGAATTAAAACCGGCTTTTTTTGCTTTTGTCCATTTCTTTTGCGCCGCTTCGCTCATTTGTGAAATGCGCAGCGTTTCCGGGGTGCTATAATCTGCGTTTATTTCTTTCGGGATGATGGTCATATCGTTTATTAACATATCATCAATTACGTTTTTCTGCGCATTCGGAATATCCATGCTTGCCAGTGCGCGCCGTTTTTCGTGGTTTACGTCCTTTGACGCAATTTGCCCGGCTTCCTTTTTCTTGTCCACCGCCCGCAAAGTGTCATATGCCTCTACAAAATTTTCATAAGGCACGCCGTTGAACATTTTCGCCTGCTTCGCCTTTTGGTAAGTCGCCTCAGAAAGCCGGTCAAACGCCAATAGCTCCCCTTCTGATAAATAATCCGGCGTTCGCGGCAACTCGCCGTCTTCATTCGGTTCTGTTCCGGCTACAAGCTGCTGGTCTATCCGCTGCTTTACGCCCGCCGGTGCGTCCATATCCATAATCAAGCGGCGCGCCTGTTCGTTTTGGGTTTCGATCGTCTTGCCGTCCTTATCCTTAATCGGTTTTAGGGCATTTACCTGATTCACAAGGCTGAAAGCGGTCTGTGGGTCGATATCCATAGATGCCAGCGCGTTAAAGTTCTGCGTCCCCTTTTCGGAAAGCATCTTTGCACCGCCGTCTAAATATTGCTGTCCTTCCTTTGTAGAGGTGGTGCCAAAAAGCAGCGCCTTTGCTGCATTTCCCTTGTCGTCCGTGTCAATTGGATATTTTAAGCGCTTATTGTCCGCCGTGTAAGCGCCCGGCACGGGTTGACGGCGTACTGTAAACCCGTTTTCCTGGTCAAGGCGCAGTTTTGGAAGCAAGTCTAAGTCTTCCGCCGCCTTGCGGCTACGGTTGAGCTGTGCGCCGCCGAATGGAGGTAGGATATTTGTGATGGGTTCTAAATAGTCCACCTGCTGGCCATTTACAAAGCTTGTGATAGGCGTTGTCAGTGCTGAAAGGCCAATATTCCCGGTGCCAAAGCGCGTCGGGTCGCCTTCCCCAAAAAATTTTTCTGCGGTGCTCTCATTTATGCCGAGCAGCGTTCTAGCGATTTGGTCGCCTGCTGGCATATTGGAAAGAAGTTCGCCGGAAAGCCTGCCTGCATATTTCCCCGTCTTCTCCATGGCCGACATTTTTTCACCGGATTTTTCCTCTTGTGCAGCAATTTCTTTATAAGTGTCCTGCGCCGCGTGGATTGGGTCGAACCCTGTTTCCCGCCCGTCTATAAAGTTTTTACGCACCTCGTTCATAAGCCATGTTGTAGCGAACATTTCAACTAGCCCCAGCGCGTCCTTTTGCTTCACACGCTCCTTTAGGAGCTGGTATGCGTTATTGACTTCCACCTGGAAAGGTGCAAATAGCTTTACAATCTCCGATTTCTGCATTAGCGGCACTTCTCCGATGCCGCGCCCGGCAATGGCGCGCCGCGTGATATCATCGGCGTATGTGGCGGCGTCGGCTATCCCTTTGCGTTCCGCTTGCCGATATGCGGCAAACCATGACATTTCGGCAACCTTCCGATCACCGATCTCCATCAGCCAACCCGCAAATTTTCCCGGCGCTTTTAAAACCCCTTCGTCAAACTGTCTTACAGAATGATCTAAATAGCGTTCCGTTAAAAACCCACTTTGCGAAAGCAAATTTTTTGCCTTTTTGCTGCCCAGCGAGACGCGCGTGGCGTCTATCGCACCTGCCGCCAGGTCTGCCGGATTTTTGATGTATGCGACTGCGTTTGGCAGGTTATAGACCTGGGATACAACCGAACTTAAGTTGCCAACAACTGCGCTGCCTTTTAACCGATTGTTTAACCACCGAAATGCTTTCATGGTTTTCCGTCCGCCCGGTGCTGCTTTTTGAAATGCCCGGTCAATGGGGTTTGTTTTGCCCGCAAGGTCATTTGTAAAATCCGTCAGCCATTCAATAAAGCGGTTGGCGTTCTTGGTGTCCGCCGTACCGTTTTGCAGGTCTCGCACCGCAACGCGCAGCCGCGCAATTTCCGGATCAATATTAATTTTGTACTCCGCCGCTTGGATGTATTTCACCATGCCGCCCACGGAATCCTGCGCATCGTCGATGCCGTGCCGCCGTTGCATAAATCCCGCCCATTTGCTTTTGGGCTTTGTCCAGTCGGATACACCGACAAGGCGCGGGTCGATATCCGCCGATGTTTGAAAGATGTTTTTTACAGCACTTAGGCCGTCGTCCATCTCTCGCCAATGGTGGTAATAGTCCCGGCGCGCCTGTACGCGCTTGTTTTTAAATATGCTGCCGTCCTCAATCGCCTGTTGCAGCTTTATAATTTCATCGTCATTTTCCTTGACGCTCTGCATCATGCGTTTTAGTTCGTCCGCGTACTGGGTATTCCCCGGCGCCGCCTGCATCCCCTCTTGCAAAGCCTTTACCTTGCTTTGCAGCCCGTCCCGGCGTGCCTGCAATACGGTAAGCTGATGTTTTGCCGTTTCTTCGACATTGGGATAGATTTTTTCAAGCGCCGCGTTAAGCCGCTGTAAATACGAATCATACAGCCTGCGGTTGATGCCGTCCATTTTCTGAATATTCTTCCATGTGTCCGGGAAATCCCGTTGCAGCTCTGCCAGCCCATAGGGTACTTTTTCACCCTTCACCACGCGATAGCCCTCGCCGTACCATTGCACGGCGGCGCTTTCCCGGCTCCCCTGCTTAATGCCCAGTTCTTTGCAGGCTTCGTAATACTGGTCAAGCTTGTTTTTCACGCCTTGTGCAAACCGCTTTTTAGCTTCCCACAGCGGTATTTCAAAAACTTCCTTCAGCTTTTGGCGCAGCGTCTTGTCCTTGCCCGCCGCCGCGTCCATCACACGGGAAACGTCCTTGTTATATGCACCGCTGGGGTTATTCAGCTTGTAATAGTCGTCCGCCCCCAGTGTTTCCAGCCCGCTTTTCATTTCGTAATCAATACCGTCGGTTAGTTCCTTTGCCCCATCCAACTCAAGTGGAGATTTCTCCCGGGCATTCTTTGCCGCAATTTTAGCTTTTTCTGCCGCCTGCACCTCGTTTGCCGGTGCTCTGGCAGTGCTTGTCGGCGGCACATCGTCCATGCCACGCGGCGCGCTGGCCACCTCTAAACCGCCCCCAAACGCTTGGGGTTCTTGACGCATCACAGGCAGTTCTTCCAACCTTGGTGTGTCCTGCTCATAAACGCCTTTGGATGATGCAAAGTCCGGCAAGTCTTCCAGCTTTGGCTTGGCAATATCTTCGACATGTTCTACCCGTTGCAGCATATCCCCGTCAAACTCCACGGTCTTGGTGCTGCCTGTTTTGCTATCACGGAAGGTAACGTCATAAGTACCGGAGGCGTTCTTTCTGTCAATCACGCCATAATTCCCCCGGTCTCCCGCGCGCACCCTTTCGCCTGGGCGGAAGCCGCCGAATGCTTCGGCATAATCGGCCACAGGAGGTAATTCGCCCGGTGTAAGCCCCGCGTCCGTTAGGATGTCTGCTTTATGTATTAACGGCTTGCCCTCCCTGGCGTTTTTTTGAAAAGCTTGTGTAGCCTGATCAAGCACGCCCCGAATATTTTCAAGCTCCTTTTCGGTTTCTGTAATCTGATCTTGGATTTTCAGTGCATCTTGGATGGAATCCGCGTTTTCGAGTTGCTTGTACAGCCCTACAACCTGATTTTCCGGCTCCATAGCCGCCTTGCCGTAAAGCTTGGCCTGTAATTCTTCGGCCATGCGGTATTTTTGTCCCATGGCCGCAATTTCCGGGGAGGTTTCCCCGATTTCGTGCAGGGCGTCCAGGTCTGCGCGGTGCACCGTCTTTGCGTCTATGCCGTCCGCAACCTGTAGCACCTGATCGTATCGCATTTTTGAAGCTTGCGCGGCTTTTTCCGCTTCGCGTGCTGCCGCTTTCTGTGCTGCTTCATTTTCCGCAAGCGTCTGTATCTCTTTTTTCAGCTTATCAACCTGGGCTTGCGTCCGCTTCACTCGCTGGTCAGCCGCCCGGTAATCGTCAAGCAATCCCGCCCGGCGCGTCTCCGGCGCTGTGCTGCGGTATTCCGCGTAATATTGCCGGGTTCCGGACATGGCTTCTTCAAGCTGCTCCTGTGCGGCGCGTAAATCGTCCTGCAATTTCTCCGCGACGGATTTCACTTGTTCCGGCGTCTCTGTCGCGGCCTTGCCGGCCTGCGTGGCGGTTGCGGCCTCCTGTACGCCCTCTGCGGGCTTTTGCATTACCGGCAATTCCTCTATGCCCTGACCCGCGCCTCGTGCGTCCTGCGCCCCCTGCGCGCCTTGTTTCGCTGTGTTCACCCTTGGCACTTGGCTGAACGTCCCATTTTGCAGCGCCTTGGCGTAATTCCCGCCTCCGGCCTTTGCCCGGCCAGCCCGTTCTACTGCGTCGTAGACCTCGCCGCCGGAAAGGAACGTTGTGGGGTCTGAAAGCGTTTCGTTTACAATGCCGTAGGCCATGCCCAGCCCTGGGTTTAGCTCGCTGATGTGCTCCCCAATGGTCTTTCCGCCGCCCAACCGTTTCACAACTTCCTTGTCATAATCCTCTTTTGACATATTGTAGTGAAATTCCGGAAGCCCTTGCCCGTGCAGCAGGGAATCCCCCGCATTTATGGCGTTTAAATAACCGCTTTGGAGTGCTTGCACGCCTGAGCCGATAAAGTTCGCCGCCGCACCTGCAAAATCCCCCTTCTTGGCAAGGTCTACGTAGGTTTCGTCCTGCGCGAACATATCCTCCCAAAACGGTTTACCGCGTGCTTCCTTATCTTTGGCGGCGGCTGTCTGCATCCCCTTTTGCACCTTTTTCTGGGTTTCCGGATTTTTCACCCCGGAAATCGCCGCGCTCTGTGGCGTTAAAGGTGCAATCGGTGTCCTATAGTTTCCGGCTGCGGCGGCATAGCTGGAAGCCGGTGCCCTGGCTGAAATGGATTTTTGATAATCTGCAAGCCCCTGCTGTGTCGGGCGGCTTTTTTTAGCCGTTTCCTCGCGCCACTGGCTGCCGCCATATGCGCCCTTCCCAAATTGTTTATCGACCTTTTTCGCCTGTTTTTCGGCCATTTTGCGCACGTACTCGCTTGCCATGCCGCTGCCTCCTTACTTGATCTTCTTAAATCGCGTCCGCCCGGTTGAAGGTTCATAAACCTCTTTTACATAGCCGTTATTAATCAGGGCTTCTAGCTCTGTCCATGATCTGCGCCCGTAGCCTTCGACATAAGCCCACCCCTTGTCTTCGGTCGTCCCCTGGGTGTTTGGTTGGGTGCCCGCCGCTTGGATGGGAAGCGCCGCTCTAACTTCGTTTAGGCCGTTTCTGACCCCCTGTAAAATTTCTGTCCCATCAAATGCCGGGCTGCTGCGCTCATATGAGCCGGTGTCCGTCTTACCCGAACCCGATCTTGCACGGCTCGCCGCTAACTGCAAATTTTTGTATTCCTGCTCCGCCATTTTTTCATCGTATAGGTCACCGATACGGTTGTCACGCTGCAAAGCCTTAAGTTGCTCCTCATACTGCGCGCGGGTAATCTGATTGGTCAATAACTGGTCATCCAGTTCCTTCTTTCGCAGTTCATAATCTCGCGTATCGGCTTGCATCTGGTAATCCTGATATTGCTTTTGCATCGTCGGCGTGCCCTGATAGAGGCCGGTTACGCCCGCCTCACTAAGTCCAAAATTCTTTTGATTCCAATAATCCTGCCGCTGCGCTTCCTGCTGCCGGTACAGGTCGTTAAGCGTGGCCTGTGCCTGCGCCGCGTCGATATTTGCGTTCGCCTGTGCTACGCCTGTATCACGCGCAAGCTGTGCCGCGGCAAGACCCTGCCGCAATTTGCTTAATGCATCCTGTTCAGAAGTGTTTATGCTATTCAGCCGGTTTGCGGCGGCGTTCTCATTGTTTAAGGTATCCTGCCTCCCCTGGCCGCTGTAGGTCGTACCGCTGTCTGCCATCTGCTCCTTTAGCGCCTTTTGCGCCTTGTAGCGCTCTAGTTCGCTTTGGTCACGGGATGTCTGGTACTGTTTTGGCAGTTCCGCCGCCTGCGCCTGGTTCTGCGCCTTAAAACTTTCAAACTGCTTGTCCAGCGCGGCAATTTGCGCCTGTCTCTGCGCCTCGTACATCCGGTCAATGTATTCTTGGCCGGATTTCCACGATTGGCCGGGCACATACCCGGCGCCATTGTCTTCCATTCCGCCCGCTGTTACCGGGTCTTTCGGCAAATATTGAGAATACCGGCTAGTAGGGCTATAGTTTAGCCCCTCGCCTTTGATTTTGTTGTTTCGGAATTGCTCATACTGCGCGGCAACTGAAAAATTCCCTGCGTCTGCGGCCTCTTTAATTTTTGCCTCATAGTCCGTGTCCTTATCGTAATAGCCGCCCTTATAAGGCGAGCTGGACGAACCCCCGCCGGAGCTTCCGGAACCGGAAGAGCCGCCGCCCTTATTCCCCTGCGTCTTTGATGCCGTACTCGCGGCCTTAACCGCCGACCCAATCGCCGCGCTGACCGCTGCCCCAAATAAACCCATATCCCGCTACTCCTTCCTTGTGAAAAAGTATGTAATGATTGCGCCGTAGCTTGTGCAGAACAGCGCCAGCGCTTCCTGCCGTACTTCCACGCCGCCGAACAGGATGCCGACCATCGCGCCGGTCAGCGTCAATGTAACCAAGCTTTTCACGTCGAACAGCCGGGCGATACGGTCGGTAACCTTTCTTCCCAGTTCGCCCCATGCCTTTGAGGTGTCTTCCCCAGCCAGCGTGTCCACTGCCTTTTTTTCTTCCATGCCGTCATTCCTCCTGTGCCCTGGCGATAATTTCACGATCCAAGTCTTTCCCGCGTTCCTCGGCTTCCTGCAATTCCGCGAAAGCCTTATCCAGTTCTTCCATGGGCGGCGGCTCGCTCTGGTCGTGCAGCGCCTTAATAATCCAGAAGAATACCCGCCCCTGCGCGTGCCCGATCTTGTCGTCGATCTGGCGGCGGCGCAGGCGCATCTTCTGTTTTTCGGCTTCCTCCGCTTCCGCCGTTTCCAGCTTGCGGTCAATGTACCGCGAGAGATACCGGAACAACAGCCCGGTCAGCCCGCCGCCGCCAACCACCGCGCCGATCACCGCCGCCGCAATCTGTTCAAATGTCAACCCCATCCCCCCGAATTACGAACAGCCGCCAAAGCTTGTCGCCAAATATGCGGTCTAAAAACCCGTCCAGTATTTTCAGCATTGCGCACCGCCCCTTTTTGAACGTTTACCCATGCTTATGACCTCCTGTACAAAACCCTTTTCTTACGCTATACTGTCTGCATAAGGATGTGATACCTTGCTTTCTATTGATGATATGTTACCCGTTGTTAAAGTGCTGGTGCATAAATCCTTGATGCAGGACAATGACGCGGTAAAGGCTATTGATGAATATCTGTGGTGGGGCGAATTTCCGGAGGGCGCGCCCATTAAGTGCACCCGTGAGCGTGGAGAAAATTTTGACATGCTCCTGATCTTCGACCCCACAGATTGCCGCGCCTCTTTTCGCGGCGCAAAAAACAGCTATCTAATCATTGATTTAAATAATTGGTAAGGGCGGCGCCATGGTTGCGCCGCCCTTACTGTTTACGACGCCGGGTGCCTGTACGCCTCGGGCACAAGGTCTGACAGTCCGCTGTCAATCAGCACTTCGGCACAACCCACCTTAAGCGCGGACGAAACCTCCGCAAACGCCGTCTTTCCGAGGATAACCCGCTGTGCGAAAAACATAGCCATCATAAATAACATCCTTTCAATATAAATTTGAACCCGTTTTATAACGGTATTCATTCGGGATAAACTTGTACGGCCATTTCTGCGATACAGTCTTCGATAAAATCCAGCCGGTCGGCGGTCGCCTTGACCTGTGCGAAAAGTATTTTGCTTTCCTTCGCCAGCCGGTCGGCAATTTCGTTCATTGCGTTGTTAGCGTCGCGCGTCAACACGGCTTTATATGCTTTTGTGGCTGTCACGTATTGCACGCTTTCCACCGCCTGATAGCCGGGGAATACCTCCGCCACATCGCCCGCGTCGGTCGTAATCTTAATAACCGCCGTATCCATCCCTAAAACCGTGTCTAATTCCGTGTCACACAGGACAAGCAACAGCTTGCCGTCCTGCGCCGCATAGTCCGTGCAAGTAATTCCATTCGCTTTCATCTGGCTCCCCTTTCTCAAATGGCATAGGCAAAGATGCCGTTGCAATAGGCGTCGCCGGTCTCGGTAAATTTACCGCCGCCAATGCATACGCACTTTGCCTGCACGCCGCCTGTGGTATAGTCGTCCGTATCCTTACCGCCGCCGACGGATGTCGTAGCACTGCCAGCAGCCGTTCCGGTTTGCAGGTGGTTGGCTGTACCGGTAACATTTGTTCCATTTGACCACGCACCGATCTTTTTGCAGAGAAAAACAGACTGGTTCGGCGTGGGCGTGGAATCCGTCGTACCGTTCGCAATCGCGCGCTTTGCACCGCTATCAATATAAGAAAAGGACTTAGAAAAATACGTTGTGTTGTTAACAGTGGAAAGCATCTTGTCAAACTGGGCGTTAAGGTACGACGAACCCGCAAGCTTTGTCCGCGCAGTATCATTTTTCAAAACCGCGTTCAGCGCTACCCCACTCGCCGCAACGGCCTGCATGGCCGTGCTGCTCGCCGCAACGGCCGCGACATCAGCAAAATTGTCAGGATTGAGACCTGCCAATTTGACGGCGGCTTTGCCAATGGCAACCCCGCCTGCCGCGGCCATTACCGCGGCTGCTGCTGTCGTTGCACTCAATGCCTCACGTGCAACCGGTGTATTAAAGATTGCCACAATTGCGCTGTAATCTGCTACAACCGCTTTCCCGTCCGCATATTTCGCAATGTCCAAACCGCTCAACTTCGCACACGCCAGCATGCCCACGTCGCCCGTTACGCCTGTCAGCTTCGCCTTTAGCCTGCTGTCCTTGAGGAACTTATCTTTTGAAAGGGTATTCCCCCAAACCGCTGCAACCGCAAGAGAACTCGCACAGACTGCTTGCAATGCGAGCTCGCTCGCACAGACTGCTTGCAATGCGAGCTCGCTCGCACAGACTGCTTGCAATGCGAGCTCGCTCGCACAGACTGCTTGCAATGCGAGCTCGCTCGCACAGACTGCTTGCAATGCGAGCTCGCTCGCACAGACTGCTTGCAAATCCGCGTAGTCTGTCGGGTCTAAACCCGCCAGACTTACGACGGCCTTGCCTACGGCAATCCCGTCTGCGGCGATAAACGCCGCCCACGCGGATTCATTTTCTGCAACCATTTTATAGGCCATTGCTGATTTATGGATTGCTGCAATCGCAACCCAACTTGCGGCCACCGCGCCCATAGCAGTGGACGAGGCGGCCACCGCGCCCATAGCAGTGGACGAGGCGGCCACCGCGCCCATAGCAGTGGACGAGGCGGCCACCGCGCCCATAGCAGTGGACGAGGCGGCCACCGCGCCCATAGCAGTGGACGAGGCGGCCACCGCGTTTATGTCCTCAAATGAATTGCAATTTTGGCTGGCCAAAGTCGCAATCCATTTGCCCGCGCTTACGCGGCCTGCGCCTACGGCGCGGGACATAATAGGGTCTGCATAGATCGCTTCCGCCCGTTCCCTATCCCCATACAATGCGTTATCATCCGCGCACGCCGGGTATAGCGCCAGCATAAAGGTTTGCACCGCCGCGTCACAATATGGGCTGCCTGTCAAGATGCTGTATAATTCCCCGCTGTTCCGGTCGGGATGCCCTGCCGGGTGCGCAAGTATCACGCTTACCCCTCCGGCGTTCCCGCAAAACTGCTCCGCCTGCGTCCGGCTCCCCAAGATCGCCCGTAGACGGAACACCCCTTTCCGGTAATTGTCCTTGAATTCGTGGGAATAGTACGAAAAATCCTGCTGCTGTTTCCCGAGCATTTATATATCCCCTCCATACTCTACCGCGATATACCCGATTTCCACCGCCGCCGATGTCGTCGCCGTCGTTGCCGTCTGCATCGTCGGGAGATTTACCGCTGTCACTACTGTCTTTTCGTTATGCGCCGGGCTTGTCCCCGTCGCCGCGCCCACAAACACCTTTTCACTGCTCACGCTGCCCGGCGTTCCGCCTGACCAGCCTGGGATGCGCAGGCAGTACAGGAACCCTTCCGCCGTCACGCCCTTTACCATCACGAAGCCCGCAAAATCGTATGCCGTCACCGTTACTCGGGGCGCTTCATCAAAAGCTTCCCGAAACCGGAACGTGTTCCAGCCTGCCCCGGCATTCTGGAACGTCCCCGTTTCCATCCGGTAATCATCCAGTTCGCCCGATGTTTGCGACGCGGACACGGCCTCTATCATATCCGCCACGTCCTGCGCAAGCTTTGCCCATGTTACCCCGAAATCAGGGATAATGCCTGCGTTTACATCCCTGATCTGCCCCGCAAGGCTTTCAAGCACCGCCTGCAACGTCCCTTCCGGTATGCCTGGGTATTGGCTTACGCCTATCGCTCGCGCGCCCTGGCTCCCCTGGAGCTGCTGCCGGTATGCGACGAGGTTCGCCTGCACCCCTTCCAGCGCCGTTTGTACCGTGTCGCCTTGCACATCCTTGACCGCCTTCACGCCCACGCGCCCCGCGCCGCCCGCCTCCGTGAACCAGTCGTAGAGCGCTTGCAATAGCCCCTGCATATTCCCCGCCGGAAGCTTCCCGACCGCCGCCCCGCCGATGTTGGCCGCGCCGGCGGCGCTTTCCAGCGCAGTCAGTAAAACCGTATTGATATAGTCCCGCAATTGCATCTGCGGGCGCATAAGCTGTTCCCGTACTTCTTCCTCATTTGTTGGGTCTGGGTATGCGGCGGCGTCTGCAAACCCCTGTTCCGGGTTGAACGCCATCCTTTCAAGCGCCATGGGTGCACCTCCTATGATTTAACCTTTTTTGCGCCGCGCCACGTCAAAGTAATTGCCGATATGCTCATATCGCGGCTCTTTTCGTTGTTCTCGAGTAGCAACCCGAAAAGGAACACCTTCTTTTTATTCGGCTTCCTTCGGAATGACTTTGCAAAATTAATAACCGTCCATAGGAATGTATTCCATAAGAACCCACCCCACATTTTTGCAGGCACCCGGATATCTTCCGTGTCGTACTCCCCGTTTGGCTCGTTCTCGGTTATATACTTAATACGGATGCGGCTTGCCGTGTCTGCCCGCGCTGTAATCCAACATTCCATTACGGTTTTAAGATAGTTTTGTAGCCCAAAATCACGTAATGGCATTTGATACCGGCACATGATTGCGCCGCCGAAATCCTCAAAATCATTTTGAAAGCGCACCATACGGTTATCTCGCACGATGTACAGCGTGCCGTCATCCTCGCAGAACCCCACGCCGTGGATATTGTCAAACCGCCACCAGGATAAGCGCGCGGCGTCCGCGTCTGTTTCTCCGCTGTAGGCATACGGGCTTACCCCGTAATCCCACACATACGCGCGCCCATTCACGCACAGCCAGTACCGGTTTTCAAAGTCACATGAAAACGCGGATTTAAGCCCGTCTTCCTGCAACAGCCCTGGGCGCAATGCATTCCCGCGTATGTTGCGGCTGATCGGCTGTACATTGCGCTCGTTTTCAATCTGGGTGGAAACCAGCGTATATGCTCCGCCGTAGGTGTTGCACCATACAAGCCGGTTTTCGATAAGCTGGATTGTCCCCGGCATATCGCACCCAACGTCCGGGTTAATGCAGACGGTCGAAAAACGCCCCTCGCTGTCTGCAAAGCTGTAGGACAGGCCGTAAATAGAACGTTCTAGGAATACGCAGAGAATGTCATATTGCTCCCCAAACCCGTATATGTCGCTGCTATTATTGGAAACGGTAAAATCGCTGTCCGCCGGGAAATATGCAGGGTCAAGGACTTCTGAAATATAGAACGTGCTGGAACCGTTGCCGCCGATCACAACGCGGCTATTGTTCTGCCCGCCATATGTCGCCGCATAACGGCACTTTATGACCTTCTCCCGTTCCTCCTTAGAGGATTTATAGGCCGTTATCACCACATTGTTTTGCCCCTTTGCCGGGGCTGTGGAAAATGTAACCACGCCGTTTGTCCGGTTCACCGTTAAGCCGCTGCCCTCCGTGATTTCCGTAGTCCCTACCGTCGCCTTCACCGCCGTTGCATCCAGCCCCTTTTCGGTCAGTGTGTAGGCCGTGGCAGTGCCATCACCGTTGAAGGTGTTGGAAAATCCAGCGCCGAGCAGGTTATAACCGTCTGTCAAGTCGCCTTTGCTGCCGTCCGGCGTGCGGTTAATTACGACATTTGGGATTGTCGGCACTACGTCTTTGCAGGTCTCGCCGTCAAATACAAGGTACTCCGCGCCGTTCCTATACCACAGCTTGCCGCCGAATAAGAGGAAGCTTCCCCCTTGCTCCGTCAGTCCTGTTTTGCGTTCCGTTACGGTTTTCCCGTCCCGGCTGACGGTCAGCATCTTTGTGCCTGCGTGCAATACAAATTCGCCCTTGTATGGCTTGTGATACACGGCCAGCACCGCCGCACCGATATCTTCCGTAAACCAGTCCTGTCCGAACCGCTTGCAAAGCGTCCGGTTCCTATACCACATATTCAGCACATCCGGGGATTGATGGTCTTTCAGTTTAAATTCCAGGTCTTCCAGGTTCAACCCGCCGTTGAGCGCCTCGCAAGACCATGTATATATCGGGTCGTCCGCATAGGTCGGCATGGTCATTTTTTTACCCATGCGTCAGCCATCCTCCCCGACATAGTACGATGTGATCACCGCGCGTTCAGCGTCTACCCGCGCATTGTTGTACTGCGCGAAAAAATCAGCGTGCTTGCTCATGGAATCATCCATAAAGAAGTGTGCTGCAAGCCCAAACGGCAAAATCATGCGCCAAAATACCGGCTCGTATGGAATCACGTCCTGCTTGCTGGTGATATACGGGATAGCTTCCAACGGCTCCTTGCCGTATGCCTGGCAGTAAGTGTTGTTGAGGTCAAAGTTTTCCGCGAGCAGCATATTAAGGACATGGAATAAGTACGGGTCGTAATCCTTGGTGTTCTTGGTGTTCTCGTACATCATGGAAAGCGCGGTCATGTAAATATCGTTTGCCGTGTTCCCCTTTGCTGTTCCATCCATATAAATCCCCTCCTATAAAATCAGCGGGGCGGCGTGATAGCCGCCCCGCCAGCCGTTACGCCTTGGTAAAGGTCTGTTCTGCTACGTCGGAAGTGAATTTGCCGTCAGCAAAGCCGACCGCACGGAACACCGTATCACCAGCCTGCCATCCCGTCGTCCCCACGCTCCCGCTTGTCAGCTTCGCAGAATCGGAAAAACGCGGGTCGCTTCCGTCCGTTGTATATCTGATTTCGTTTGCGCCGCTGCACTTTACCGTAACCGGCGTCGTACCGGGCGTCGCACATTCCAGCGTCGGCGCGGCCAGCTTTTCGGAAGCCTTAACCAGCGCATACACGCCGTCGCACTTTGCCGCCATAACAAAGGCGTCGTAATATTGGCGGCCTTCCACCACCGCACCGGATACGCCAACCGGGTCGGTATGTACCTTTGTTTCGTTGATTTTGTATGGGAAAATTACAGATTTCTTGTTCGTCGCCACAAAGTAGCAGTTTGCCGGGAGGTAACTTGCAGGGACTTTGACCACCTTCATCCCGTGCACCTCGCCCACTGTGCCGCGCGACAGGGAGGCTTCCCCCAGTTTATCAACGCCGAGAAATTCCGGCGCCATCCGGATATAGCTGTACATCTTTGCGGTCACATACAACACGCGGTCGGATTCCGGTACAAGGTGATCGTCAAAATACTCAACGCACTTTGTAAGTTCATCGTGGATATTGGTTTTAGTCGGCTCCGCCGTAACGGTTGCCACATGGCCGAACCTGATAAAACGGGACAGCGCGTATTTGTCGGCCATCGGTGTAATTTCGAGCCTGATTTCTTCACGAATCCAGGCGGAAGCCTTGTTTTTAATCGGCTGGTCTGCTGCATTGCCCTTGTCCACCGTACCGCAAAACGCCGTATCCTGTGACATTCTGAGGTTCTGCACGGTTTCCCCGATTTCCTCCAGGTTGCCGTACCGGCTCCCGCCGTTGCGCTTGTACGTGGTGGGCTTGTTGGTCTGCAAGGTATAGACCTTGACCTCCTGTGCGCCGGAAAAGTCAATGTGTTCATCTGTGTTCGGTTTAACAAAGCTGCTTGCCCCAAATACGTTTTCGATCTGCGACGCATATTTTGCCGCAAGGTTAATCGTTGCCATTTATAAGCCCCTTCTTTCTAAAAATATTAACTTCTTACCACAGTTTCCCGTTCAGGCCATCAATCACCGGGTCACGCCCGCCTGACTGCTCAACCCCCGTCGCGGAACCGATTGCTTTTCCCCGCACATGTGCGTTTTGCCTTAAGGTCTGGTTTTCCGCTTCCAGCGCTTTTACGCGGTGCAGCGCATAGGCTGCGGTTAAGTCCATGCCGCGCTCTACCTGCTGCCATACCTCTTGCGGTATATCCTTCGCGGGCATATCCGGGAAATTCTCAATGAATGCGGCGTACATCTGGTTTTGTTCCTGCTGTTTCGCGGCTTCCTGCTCTTGCTGCTGCATCCGCTCGCGGAACGCACGGCTTTCCGCCAGTTCTTGCGCCAGTTCTTTGGATAGCCCGGTCTGCTGCATGATCTGCTGCACCTCTGCTACCTTTTCTTGCTGCTGCATGGCCTGCAAATACTGGTCAACCGTCATGCCGGACGCCCGCGCCTTACTTTCAACAAGCTGCATTGCCGGGTGCTGTGAAAGCTGTTGCTGAACAATCTGGTTGATCTGCTCCGGGTTAGGGGCAACGCCCGTTGCCAGCCGTTCCGCCATCTGCGACGGCGTAAGCTGTACCGTTTCGCCGTCGATCTGCACGGGATAGGTGGCCTCTTGCGCCGTGCCCTCGGGCGGGCTGGGTTCCCCGTCATCCTCCAGCACGCCATCCGCGCCCGCCCAGTCTTCCTCATCCCCGAAAATGCTTTCCAGGTCGTTTTCGGGGATTACGCCCTGCCCGGGCTCCGCGCCCTCCTGCCCGCCGGTATCCGGCGGGGTGGTATCCTCCGGCGCAAAGGCCGTGCCATCGTCGCCCGCACCTTCCGCAAAGAATTGGATGCCGATCATGCGGCGCAGCTCCGCGCCATGCTTCCCTTTTGTATTCATGCCTTTTATCCTCACTTTCTGCCGTTCGGCGTTCCGGCAAGCGCGCCGCAAAGCGGCGTGCCTGCAATGTATGGATAGGAGGTTTCAAGCAGGGTCGGCTATCCCCCGCTTGCCGGAACGCCGAAAGATCATACTATTCTTCCGTGCCGAAAACTTGCGCTGTTATCTCCGGGTTTGCCTCAAGCTGTGCCCGTTCTTCGTCGGAAAGCTGTGCGAGCACACGCGCCGGGTCTATCGCCCCGCCTTGCCCGGCCTGTGCGGCCTGCTGTGCCCGCATCATCTGTTCTTGCTGGGCGCGCTGCTGTTTCAGATGTGTGATTAACGCGCCCCTATTAGACAGTACGCCGTCCGGGATGCTCTCCAAATATACGATTGGATCGTCGATAATCTTTTGTGCAAACAGGTTGTCCATGGTTTGCATTTGCGTGACCTCCGACCACATGGAGGCCGCGCCGATATCTACGTTAACCTTTAGGTGCATCCCCTTAAGCTGGGAAAAATCAAAATCCTGTATGGCTTCCTCGCCGTTTTCATCCGTATAACTGACTTTACGTACGCCGTAATCCGTTGAAACAATGTCCATGATAATCCGCACATAGTCTTCAACGAATTGATAGAACGCCATTTTTTGCAGTTCTAACGGCGCGGCGCTGGCTTTTTGTACGGCGATAATCGCAGAATTGTTGTCCGGCCTGATATTGCCGAGCGCCGCATCTGACGCGCCCATCGTGTCGCGCGTGTATTCCAGGGTCTTATCCACAAATTGTGCAACTTGTGCGGAAATCTCCTGTCCGCCCTGCTGTACAAAAAGTGCCTCTGTTGGCGTGCCGTCTACGCCATATGCGGCTGTGGGGTCACGTGAAAGGCCGTTCGGCAACTTCCTTCGGTTGTAAACCGTGACCGGGAATGCACTGCGTTCAATACTCGCCATTGTGTAGGCAAACATTTTGTTGATGAATATTTGGTTTGGTATTTCGCCAGCGATTGCGCCCATACCGTGGAATTGGTCTCGCATCGGCTCCCACCGCAAATAGGCTACCGGATAAAGCGTATATTCCGTATCACGCTCCGGCATAACCACGCAATCTTGTGTTGTTTTCATCGCGTGCACTGTGCCGTTTTCTTTCCATAGCTTCAAAATCACAGTCACACGGTTTGTGTCCTGCTGTCCCCATTCGGTGCGCGTTTCACCGCCCATATCCGGCTGTATACGTTCGATTTGCTCGTCCGGCACGCCGTTCGCCTTTGCTTCCTCCTTCACTTCATCCACCTCGCGGCGGGCGACAATCAGCAAATACCGCTGCTTCTGAATGTCTGCCGACCGCATATTTGCCGGAATTAGCTCGGTCGTATCAATCAGCTCCACGTCAACGCGCCCTTCGGCCTCTTGGCCGCTTTCCGCGTCCGGGTTGTGGTATAGGTATAAGGATGCATCGCCATGCACCGCCGCATTTCGCAAAGTGTACCGGTTGATATCCCGCAACTTGCACATTTCAAAAATGCGGTCAAACTCTGCCGAAAGGATTTTTGTAAATATCGCGGCCTGCTCGCCGTCCTCGGATAAAAACGGTCGGATATTTGCCGCGATATCGTCGGAAACCACCATAGAAATAAAGTAATTAACGACGCGTTTTAGGATATTGAACTGCGGCTTGATAAGGTTCTTTGCCTTAACACCTTCCCACTGACGCCCGATAAAAAAGTTTTCATTCTGTTTTACATCTTCATATAAGTTAATGCTGTCGTTAAACTGTACGCCTGCTTGGTATTCGTCCCAAACGGCGGCGGGCTGCTTCTTAATCTGTATCATTCGTCCCCGTCCTCCTGCGGCCTGCCGTCATAAGACATTAAGGCGCGCAATTCGCGCATAAAGTCTTCATCCGCATCGCTTTGTGCGCCGGGCGGCTCCCGCTCGCGTATCTTAAACACGCGGCGCGGCCTGTCCGCCGCTTCCCGCATTGCGCGCCGCTGGATTGCCGCCCCGGTCACAACACCGGCCAGACATGCCAGTAATACAACAAATACTTGCATCGGTTATCCTCCAAACTCCCAAAACTCCACGCCCGGCGCTTCGTCCTCATAGTGCGGTTGCCTCTCGGCTGGCATCGGTTGCCCATCTATGAAATACCGGATTGCATCCGGCGCGTGTGTCAACTCATGCGGTTCCGTCGCTACGTCGTTCACATGCTTTTGATCATGCGTAAGCGCCGGAAGCGTCCGTATTAGGTTGCGGCAAGTGGCAAAGATACGTAGCCGTGCGCACTTATAACCAAATTCATCAGAAAATGGTTTTAACCACTCTTTGAGTTTCAGCCACCCGGCCACACGCGGGTTAGACACCTTTTCAAGAGAAATCCCCTTGTTTTCAAAGCCGTCCGCCACGCTCTCGCCCGTGTCCTGCCGCCGGTTCCAAAGGTCTTTCGGGGCAAAATAGCTATATATTTCTTCTCCCTCCGGCGTCATGCTAAAAATACGGTCGGCGGCCTCCGGGATAATCAGGTTAGGTTCATATACCTCGCGGTATACATAGGCGCGCCCTTGGTAATCCATTGCAACCCAGTAGCACGCAAGCATATCCAGCCCATAGTCAAGGGCGACATAGCGCCGCCAGTCATCAGGGATTACAAACGGCTCTATTACATGAATGTTTCTATCCCATTCGGTGAAATATTGCCCTTCCCATATATCCCAGTCGCCGTCTAAAAGCGCTTTGCGGTTATCTTTGGAGAGGTTTTGAAGGCGTTTAATATATCCAGGGTCGTCTTTCATCAAAAATTTGTTTTCCTGCACGAACGACGGTATAAAAATGACGTGGGATGTAATCGCCCCGTCTTCATTCTTAACCGGGTATTCCGTGCAAGGCATTCCCGCATCTATAAACCGTTCTTTTACCCACATATGCCCTACATTTCCGGGGTTCGTAGAGCTTTTAACCTGTTTGGGGTAGCTGTTCGCGCCTCTGATACGGGAGAGCATGTAAATATACACGTCCTTGATAAAATGCGTCAGTTCATCAAACCGTATAATGTCGTATTCCGCTGACTGGTATTGGCCTACGTCGGCCATGCTGTTTACATAGCCAAACTCTATGCGGGAACCGTTGGAAAACTCCCAAATATGGTTTGACTGGTTATATCTCGCGACCTCGCGCGGGAAGATCTCAAGTGAAGTTAAAATCAGCGAGCGTTTCAGTTCCGGGAAGGTATTGCGCAATAATAATTGCTTGATGCCCGGATATTGCAGCGCCTTAATCAGCGCGTCCAATACCTGCACATAGCTTTTCCCGCCGCCCGCCGCACCGCCGAAAAGCACTTCTTCCGTCGTGGCCTCAATGAATAGGCGCTGTTTTTGTGTAATCTCAAGGTGAAGTTCCATATTCAAACCACCTTTAGCGTAACGTCAAGCTTGCCTGTGCCGCCGACAATGGCCGTCGCTTCCGAGGCGGCAAGCGCCTGTTTGTCGTACAGTGTGCCGATCACGCGGGACAGCTCGCCCAGGTCTGTGACCTTCAGCTTTTGAAACTTGCGGAAAAGCGCCGCCCGCTGGTCTTCGGTGATGTGTTCCGCGCCCTCGATTTCATCCAGCAGTACGGCGAAAGCTTTTTCATCTTCGCGTGCGGTGCGCAGGCGCTTGGCCGTAATCTCGGTTGCGTCGTGGATTGCTTCCCATGCCGTATCAACCAGCCGAGCCTTGTTCTTGCGCTGTTGCTCTGCAAAAACCGCGTCGTTCGTCCCCTCGGCTTTCCATCGGCTGACCGTCTGCTTCGGCACGCCCAGGCGCGCGGCGACTTCCGAAACGCCGACGCCAGCGGCAAGCATGGCCAGCGCCCGCTGTTTGACTTCTTCGTTATGCGGCTTCTTTGCCATCTTGCAGCCCTCCTTAATCTGTTGTTCCTGCTTTCTAGCGTAAAATAAAAAAATCGTCTTTTTCGTCCTTTTTTATTTTTTTGAAAAAGCGCCCCAAACGCTTGGGGTTTTGGGGCAGTAAAAAGCCGCCCATAAAGGGCGGCTCTTATTACGTTTCTTCTTTGTACTGCCGGGCGAGTTTATAGAAGGTTGACTTTTTAACCCCTAATTCCTGCATGGCTTGTATCGCGGTAATATTTTTTCTTACCCACGCTTGGTATACTGTGTCCCAGCGCTCCGGGTATCCCACGCACCGCCGCCCCAGGTGCTTCCCCTTCTCCTTCGCCGCGGCGATCCCCTCGGCCTGCCGCTGGCGGATTGTCTCCCGTTCCTGCTCGGCAATGCTGGAAAGCACCTCAATTAAAATATTGTTGATCATATCAATAATCCAGCTTTGCCCCTCTGGTAGCTCCGTCATAGTCGTGGGCAGGTCTATAATTTTAAGCCGGATGCCCTGCGCCTTGAAATATTCAAGTTCGGCCTTTACCTGTTCTTTGTTGCGCCCTAACCGGTCTAGGCTTTTGATAACCAGCGTATCCCCGTGCCGGAGCAACGCATCGCGTAATGACCTGTAGCCGGGGCGGTCAAAGTTTTTCCCGCTTTCCTTATCCGTGATAATATCCCGCTCGTCCTGCACATACTCCCGTAGCGCTATCATCTGCCGGTCAAGGTTCTGTTCCTTCGAGCTGACCCGCGCGTATCCATAAATTTTTACCATGCCTTATACCTCACTTGTCAAATTACCGGGTTTTCGTCCGTAAATGCCCCTATCGCTTTGCGAACGTCCGTAATGGCAATACACCACCTTTTCGGACACGATAAACATAAAAATAACCTTGCTTTTTCACTGTGCGTAAAGGTGTACCTTTACGCACGCATGCTTTGGGGTATCAGATACATATCATGCAGCTTGCGGGGGCGCTGCTCGTCGGCGTACCCAATCCGATAAGCTATCGGCAACCACCGCCACCCCTCGAGATACCTTAACCGGAAAACCGTGCGCGCCTGGCTGTCGTTGATGCCGTCAATAAATTCTTCAATCCTGTGCAGCTCCCGTGTATACTCTGCGCGCCGCCGCTTTATTTCATCTTCCCGCCTGCTTATCTCCGCGTCCGGGTCTTCGGTAAGGGAATAAACGCCATAAATGCGGCTATCTTCATCCGCGCGGTTCTGCAAGCTTTCCAATTCATATTCCAACACAATAATTTCATCTTTAAGCTTTAGGAATTGCTTTAGCTCATTTTTCGTCAATCTCGCCGCCTCCTCATATGGGACGCATCCCGCGTGTCTGTCCCGCGCTTGCCCGGCTGCACCTCTGCTCAGATTTCGCACGGCTTAGAGAAAAAAAGAAAATATTTTTGTGATTTTAATATATGCACTTGCATATGCTTACTGATCGGCTCGGGTTCACGGTCTATCCGCCGATTCCCGCCCTAATCGTTTTCCTTGCTTTCCCAGTTTCCCCGCGGAGGCTGCTACCCCCGTCCCATGCTGTCCCGTTCGCCGCTATTTTGCCCTGTCCGAAAGATAGACGGTTTCCTAGCCCATAATGCGGGGTTATTCCCGCATCCGTTTGCCGCGTATCCTGTCCCGTTTATCGCAGTAGCGTTTAAATGCCGCCGCGTCAATAATGCGCCCAATTAGGTATTCATATCCGCCAAATTCGTTCTGGTCTCCGCGCAGGCGTAGGATTTTAACCCCTGGGGGCGCTTCTAACCTTGTGCTGTCCGCAACTATCGTGCGTGTTGGCTTGTCCGGCTTTTTTAGGTTCTTCGAGTGTGACCAACTCCGCGCATTCATCGGCTTGTCTTTATAGGTTTTCAGAAGGTATTCCACGGTGTCGGCAAAGTTTTCGTCCGCACCGGCCAACCGGCGCGCCGTCCAATCCCCGGCCTTCCAGCACCGCGCCAGAATATCAAAATCCCTTCGCTTCCCTTTTTCATCATATCCTGCTGAATTAATAATCATATGTACATGCTCACGCACCCCGATTCCCTCGCGGTCATGTTCTTCGATCACCCAAATATATTTAAAAGGCAGGTTTATTTTTTTATATTCGTCCCGCATTTCCCGCAGGAACCTACGCAAATTTGCTTTCACCTGTTCCCGCTCCGGCGGCTCGCCCGCAATATCCAGCCCTAGGAACAAATCCTTGCCCGCCCTAAAGTTAAGGCAAATCAGCCGCATCATTTTCAACGTGGTTTGTATGCGGTTGATCTCCCGCTTTGCGTCACTTGTTGCCTTTTGCTTTTTCGCCCGTACTTTTGGCGTATCTTGCGGCATAATAAACGTTTTATAGGTATACCCTTCATATAACTGGCCGGACGCCAGTTCTTTTTTTATTTTTGCCACCCTTCACCCCGCCTTTTGTTTCAAATGCGGATATAGCCGCCCTATTTAATAGGGCGGCTTTTCCTCCGCTCCGCTTTCCAGCGCCGCGCCAACTCTTTGTGCAGCCTTTCGGTATATGCTTCATCCAGCAGCCCCGCGCACGTCCCTGCCGCTTCTATGGCCTGCGCCGCACCCCCGGCACTAAGCCCCTGCCGCAACGCCTTAAGCAGGAGCCGGGCGTTATAGCCCAAACAGTCCAGCTTGTTCTTTTCCCGAAAGCAGGCGCACGCCGCTTCAAAATCCCCCAGGGGATCTTCTCTTCCCGCCAGCGGCAGCCTGTCCTTGACGCTGACCCACTCAGTCATTCATGCTGGGCCTCCCTTCATCCAGCATCACGGACGCGGAAAAACACCGTGATACTCAATTCAAATTCAGCGTTTTCAATTTCCCGAACGCAACATTCTCTCCAATGTGCGCCATGGTCATAGGACTGCGACACCATTCTGGAGACAATCTCATTCACGATTTCTGTCGCCATTTCCATCGTGACGCCCTGATGCTTGAAGAACTCAAACTTAAACCCGAAAGCATCTTTCAGGCGTTCATAGTAGACGTCAATTTCATTGTCTACTCTTATGCGCAGCTGAGTTGGAATCGTCTGTTCTTTCGGAATATAAAAAGCAATATTCACATTTCCCTCCTCCGGCTCCTGGCCGGATGTCATATCTTCATTTTGCATTTGCAATTCTCATTGATATACTCAACGACCTCCCGGTATCCAAGCCCACCCTGCTCCAAGCCACGCAAAGCGAAATCTATCGTCTGCGGCTCCATCCCCTTGAGGCGCTCCAACCGTTCCGGGTCGAATTGGCACCCAAACAGGCACAGCTTACATCCCGTCCGCTGCTCACCGCTAAACTTTAACGTGCCGTCCGCTTGCCGCACCAGGTCGCCATACATCGGCGCTGTCGGCAGCTTATACCTGTCGATATACCAAAGCACGTCTTGTTCCAGCCAGAAGCCCATTGGTTTTGATTTCACGTGGTTGCCCTTGAAGGCATTGCAGCCCGTTTTCAAATACGACTGTTTACGCGTCTCGCTGTCGGAAGCCATTTCGGCGATCACTGGGCTGAGGCCGAGTTCACGTTCAATTATTTTGATCGGTGCCTTTTTGAGGATATCGCAGCATTTTTCCGACACCTTAAACGGGGCTGTGATCAGCGGCCTCCACTTTAGCGCCAGCTTGTTGTACGTTGAAACCTTGTTGTCGCTCTTAATCCCCGTCAGGTCGAGTACGATCGTATCCGGCGCGCCCATCGCGCGGAGCATATTGGCCGACTGTATCCCATCTTTCAGGCGGCCTTTGATATCATCCCATCGCACACCGGATTCCTGCAGCCATGACCGTACCTCGCGCACCTTCCGGGCGGTCTTTTTGCTGGCAACCGGATACCCCTCCGTGCGCAGCACGTCGTAATAGGTCTGCTCGCCACGCACAACATGCAGGTCAATACCGATCCCGTGTTTATGCCCGATATAGGCGCAATACTGCCGGACAAATACCTCCATGCCGCTAAACTCATTGCTGGTATTGGCGTAGACGACCGGCAGCGGGATATCCCCATGATCCTTACGGGTCTTAGACCAAACCCGCGCCGTGATATCGAGCAGTACAGTGCTGTCCTTCCCGCCCGAAAAGGATACTGCGATTTTATAGCCTGTTTTCAAACACGCCTGGTAGATTTTCGATACCGAAAGATGGTGTTTAAACTCCGGGCTGTATCCCTGCATCTCTTTTAGTTTTTCAGCTGTTACCATAGTTCCCTCCCACGTCTGAGAGGCGAGCGCTCATTATACCGGTGCCTCTATGGTTTGTTGGTTCCCCGGATAGCGCCGGGGATTATTTGTCCGCTAAAGCCGCTTCTGCCTCGGCGTGGGTGGGATACCAGCGGCCATCAACACCAACGAATGGTTCTAGCCCTTCACATCCCCACATTCCCGGCGCGCTCAGAAACAGCTTGCCAGTCTCTTCATTTTGACCAACCTCAAATCCTTCAACCACATGTTCCTTGATTTGATACGGACAATGACGGCCACCTGTAAGGGCACAGCACATACGCCCAACGATTTTGTTGTACTGCGTTTCATTCTTATGCTCGCAGTTTTCACACTCAAAGTAATTCTCAAAGATGGTGTAAACTGTGCTACCCACCTTGCACGGCAGCACCACGCACAGCCCCTTGTCATCCGCCTTGACCAGCTCGGCGGCGCGGAGAAGGTCGGGAAACGGGATTGCATCCTCGTAGGCTTTGCAGCGATCACGCATATGTACCGCCTGACACGCAAAAGTATAGGCCAAGAATATCGGGCATTCTGGACGATAAAAGGCACAGTCGCATATCGATTGGTCAACGTCATCTGGTGTCCCGTCCGGGGCTACGTCACAGTGCCGCTCCAAGCACTGCTTGCGCGCCCATTCCGTCAGCAAGACCGGCTCGTCGCTTTCCCCGTCACTGCGGATATAAGCGTACCCGTCTTTTCCAAACACATAGTTAAGCATTGTTTCAAAATTCCCCTGTGGGTTGTCATTTGTCAATCTATCCATCGTCTACACCTCCTCCTGCGCGGGCTGTCTCATGTTGTATGGGTTAAAAGCACATTCGCAACAAGCCCCGCTGTGCCAATTTGCTTTTTGAGCGTGTTCACGTCCACGGATACATTTTCCACTGTCACAATACTTTAGGAAGTGCCGTTTCGCCATTCCATCATGTAAAATTTCTTCGGGTGTCGGTGCACCAAACCTTGATCGCTCTATCTTCTGCAACACAGTTGCCATTACCTATCGTCTCCTTCCGGCGGGCGGCGGTAAGCAAACCCAGCGCACCGCGATAGATCAAACTGGTATGACCCGTTATATGCAAGATCTTCGTCCGTATCAATCAGCAAATATTGATTTCTCCATCCGTACTCTATCGGCTCCATGCCGACAAGATAAACCGGCTCCCCGTCCATCCCCCGCAGCTCCTCCAGCGTCAGCGGCGGATTTACGTCCCGCTCCTGTTTCTCGCGGAGGGCGGCAAGGGCTTCTTTGCAAGCCGGTTCTGCAACAGCGAAGAACTTTAGTGTGCCGAATGTTAAAATTGGATTTCCTTCATCCTCTTGAACCGCTTCAAAAGCCGTAATTGCTTTCTCAATCTCCGTCATGCCTTGCTCCTTCCCTGCCCTCATCCGTCCCCAAACCTCCGCCTTGTTACAGCTATGGGGAACTCCTCGATTTCTGACGCCCACAGGCACGAACCACGCCCGTTAAGCTGCTCCCATATCAGCGGGAAACCGCCGATCCCGTCAAACAGGCTTGCCATCGTCGCATCACGTTCGTACAGCGCGGATATGCGTTTCAGCACCCATTTCCACGGCGGTAAGGCGATGGAATTTCCCAGCGCCTTATACCGTGCGCTGTCTGTGTCCTCGCAAAAAGACTTGTTATACCATCGCACCATTTGTCTCTGCGTTTTATGTCTGTACGGCTTATGCGTATTTTCCCAATACCCGCCATCCTGGTCGACCGTATGCGTGGAATCAAAACACTTGTGTTCCGGCGTTACATATCGCCAGACCTCCCATACGCCTTGCGTATTTAGCCTGGCCTTTTCCTCGCGCTTTGCTTTTTCAAAAAGCACTTCACGCCAAAATATGTACGCCCCGTCTGGCATATCTTCTATTGGTTCCAGCAGTGTCCACCCGTCCGGGTATCCTTGGAGCCGCTCGCATTCAAGCGGCGTCAGGCGGCGGACGGCGCATCCCTGCATCACATGGTTTATGTAATCCAAGTCCTGTCCGCTGGTTTCATTGGCTTGCATCGTACCGGATACGTCAGATGTGCGATGGTTGCGGCGACCTATCACAATCGACGGCGCGTGCGCGCCCGCCGCTAGCGGGTGGCATGGGTCACCATAATGCGGGTTGCTGCCATTTTGCGGACTGGTGATTTGCGTTGTGTCAAATGGCAGTACCTCTACTGCGGTATAGTCAGAAATGGCGCGCTGGTGATCGCCTGTCAATGTCGGTACGATCGAACCGGTTCCATTCCCCCGGGTGTCAAACACCGCAACCCCGTGCCTGTCTCCAGCCGTCAGCGTCGGTGCTGGGTCCCCGTCGCGCCCAACGCCCAGCCCGTTCCCCGCTCCGTCTCCGGTTCGGGTTTCGCCGCCACCGTTACAACGGGTCGCTTTATCGTTTATCGGAATACAGACGCACGGCACCCGGTTGCTCCCGCTGTCCGCAGCTTTGGGGCTCGGCGCGCACTCCTCAGCAATGCCAAGCCCGCCTGCTTTCGCGCCTTGCCCGCCGGAAAAGGACAACACCAGCGTGTCGCTGTCCTCCCGGAAATTCAGGTTAGCCTTTGCCCTTAAGCGCTTTGCGATTTCTGGGTTTCCGGCATTGTAAGTGCCGTCAAGATGCCTCACTATATAACCATGTCCCCCGCCTTCTCCAGCGTATAGCGCAGGCCATAACCCAACTTCTGTATATATCCGTCTGGATTGTACGTCCCACGGTGTCAGGCAGTTATCTGCTGTTCCAGCGCCAGTTTCAGCCTTGGCGGCAGTTCCCTGCCCCGTTTCTCCGCCCGCCGGAGTATCCCCGCACACGCCTTTGCGCTCAAATAATATTTCCGGTGCGGCGTGTCCTCCAAAATCTGCGACAAGCGCGATACGACGGCGACGCTGGGGGACTCCCCAAAACTGTGCGTCGAGTATGCGCCATGCCACGCTGTATCCGTTTCCCATGATACAGCCGATTGCCCGCCATTTCTCAGGTCGAGGAACAACGGCGCTTTTGTCCGCAATGCGGCAGATTTCTTCGAGCACCGCCCGGAAGTCTTCCCCTTTATTGCTGCTGAGTGCGCCGGGCACGTTTTCCCAGACAAGAAAACGAGGTCTGACAAGGTTACCTGTCCTTCCAGATTTTCGGTCATTCTCACGTATCTCCTTCACAATCCGTATTTGTTCCATAAAAAGGCCGGAACGTTCGCCCGCCAATCCTGCGCGCTTTCCCGCGACTGACAGGTCTTGGCACGGGCTTCCGCCGATCACGCAATCGACCGGCAGTACTTCGTAGCCTGATATCTTTGTGATATCCCCCAAGTGCCGCATCCCCTGCGTCACCCCTTGCGCCGGAAATACCTGCACTCGCTCGCGTCCGCATCGCAAAAGGTCGCGCGCCGCAATGCCCCGCACGCGCCAATGCCGTCCACGCTCTCGTTATGGAGTGCGCCGCAGTCCCCGCAACGCACGCATCGGGACGAGAGTTCGCGCAGCACCGCCCGCACCGTCGCCCGGGCGTATTCCTTGACCGGCTCGGCAAGCTGTTCATAGGGCAACATGTCCGGGTGGTTTGTGACCCCGTCCTTTGCCTTTTGCGCCATCCAGGCGTTATGGACGGCCTTTGCGAGTTCCTCTATTTCGTCCGGCTCCTCGGGTAAATATATCAGCTTGTTCATTTTTCTGTTTTCTCCCTTCCTACGGAATAGCACAGCCGTTTTTTGCCGCAAACCTCGCATTTGCAGGCTTGCAAGGGCTTGTCCACCAGCTTTCGCGCTTTGGGGAACCCGCCCTGGAAACGCGGCCAGCATGCCGCACAGACCATGGTAATTTTCATGTCCTTCTCCTTTTCGCCATATAGGGCGCGGCGCAGCCGGCGCGTTGCCGCCCCGAACCTGTGCCAATCGCTCATTTTGACAGAGCGGAAGCCCTCCGTTTTTTTCGGCTTCCCCGCCCCTTTGTACAAGGGGCACTCCTTCACGGTATAGCCCCCGTCCTGCTCCGCCGTCCAGCCCTCCACGGGCTTCTGCTCCCGGCTCCATGAGCAACCGCGCGTCCCTTCCAAATCCGGCACGGCGTTTTCGCAGCCCCAGCAAATCGTATCTCTCACAGCTCCACCCTTGCCTTTTCCCACCTTTGGCGGTATACTGGTTATGAACCTATTTTGCCTATGCTCCGGCATGGCGTGGCCGTTAAAAAGTTGCAGCTTTTTAACGGCCTTTTTATTTGCCATATTGCCGCGCCCGTTTCTTGAATGCTTTAAGGTGATCGTCTTCCAATTGCCTGCGCTGCTTTGCGGGCAACGCCTGGAAGGCGCCGTAGCTTATGCCCAGCTTGTGTGCTATGTAGGCGTCCAGCGCCAGCATATCAACCCCCGCCATGCATTCCTTGCCCGCTTTTCCCATGTTCCTTACCCCTGTTACTATTAAAATCCATCCGGTCTTTCCATAGCGCGCGCTCGATGCGCTCTTTTGCCTCCCAGGCCTTGTCCGGGTCTTGCGTCGCCTCCGCCAGCGGGTACCATTGGTCTGCCCCCCTGCGGCTGCCCTCAACGATGTAATAGCCGTCCCCTTCGAGCGTCTTGTAAAAACGCACTCGGGCGCGGTCAATCCATACCGGCGGGTGGCTTGTCAACTGTGATACCGGTTTAATCAGCTTCCCTTGCCATGCATTACACATTTTTCCGCGCCTGCCTCCGTATCCATGCCGCCGTAAGCCGCTGCAAGGTGACCGGCTCGGCCTTTTTGCGGCCGCGCGCCCCGGCGGCTTTTCTCCGGGCTTTTATCATCCGTTCCGCCTGCATAATGTTGTGCGTGCGGATGCTCTCCGCGAGCATGCGTTCTTTCGGTTTCATAGCTGCATCTCCTCAAGAACGCCCTGTATGGTCATGCCTGCCACGATGCCGCACATGCCGAGCGCGCAGGTCGCGGCCATGCAGGGCGTCGGCTCGCATACTCGCGTCAGCGCTAAAACGGCGACTGCGAACAGCAGCACGCAGCAGCACAGGAACACGCTCCCGGCAACCACCATCACCAGCCGCTTGTGCTTAATCCTTTTCATCATGCTTGTCCATCCTTTCCCGTGGGGCGTCCCGCCCCGTTGTTTATCCTGTTCTTTTCTCAATCTCAGCCTTGCGCAATCTAAGTTCCGCGTTTGTCAGAATGCACCTCACCGTCTGGTCAAAAAATTCCTGCCGCCGGGCAATTTCTTCCGGCGGCGCATCCCTGTATGCGTCGTCTACAATCCGCACCTTTGCGTTCGGTAATATGTACTCTGCAACAACCATCTTCCGCACCTCCTTGCAATATCCTATGCAGTGCACGGGCTGTCCCATTTCTAGCTTGCTTTGGTGGGCTGCTTCGTTCCCTCGTTGAGCACCGACGCGCCCATCAGCATGTAATAGAACCTTTCGCGCACGTCTTCAGGCAATGCCCGCAGGATTACCGCCAGTTCTTGCCCGTCCCGCCGTTTCTCCATGGCTTCCGTCATTTTCCTCGTCCTCCTTCCTGCTTTCTTGTTGTTTTCTGTGAAATCAATATATCATTCTTTGAAATCAATGTCAAGCCTTTTTCGCAACTTCTTGTTTACAATGAAACCAAGATGTGCTATGATGCAGATATAGGAGGTGAACAAAGTGAACGAACGACTTGCCACGTTGCGCGCAAAATTATCTTTAACTACACGTGCTTTTGGCGAAAAGATTAATTTATCCGGCGGTGCCATTACGAATATGGAAAAAGGCACACGCAATATAACGGATAGAACCATTTCAGACGTTTGCCGAGAATTCAACGTAAACGAACAATGGCTCCGTACCGGTGAAGGAGAAATGTTTATCCAGTCTGATGCTACCTTACTGGATGAACTGGTGCGGGAATACGGTTTGGATGCGCTTGATAAAAAGATCATGGAATTCTATCTGTCCATGCCGGCGGCGCACCGTCAGGTTATGAAAACCGAATTGCTGAAATTGGCCGGTTGCCTTGCGCCTGAACAGTCAAACGAGGATGAAATCGAATATGAATTGCAGTCTTATCGCCTGGAACTGGAAGCCGAGCAAAAAGGGACAATGTCCTCTCCCTCCGCCGAGCAAAGCGGCGCATAACTTCTGCGCGCTGACTTTCAGGCAAAAAAAGAAGCCCACCCCGGTGTGCTACCACCGGGGCGGGCTATAAGCGAAAAAGCGCTGGACGCAACGCCTTTTGTTATATTTTATCATATTATGGAGGGTCTTACAATGGGAAAGCATCTTTTAGACTAAGTGCACGTTTTCGGAAAAACCGTCTTTCGCACCCGCGCCGAGGCAGAGGTAGCTTTGGCAATCTGGAAAGGAGCAGAGCATGGCAAGAAGAATTGGATTTGAACTTGATACCAAGTGGGGACACGAGACGAGCGTCCTTGAGTATGACGACACGCTGGATAAAGAAATCGAAAACGACCTTTACAGGTGGATGTGGAACCGGATTACCCTCAGACGGCGGGAAATTAAGAACGGCCAGGAACTGGGGGAGGGATGATGATGGATGATCTTATCAGCCGGGAGACGCTTGCGGAAGAAATAGCAAGCATGAAAATCACAATGGCAGGCCGCAACATCTTTCCGCAGGGAGTAAAAGACTGCATACTTGAACACATCCACGATGCTCCTGCTGTCGACGCCGTGCTTGTGGTGCGGTGTCATGAATGTAAACATCAAATTTATGACCAAAAGCACAGAAAGCGCTGGTGTAACCACGAATCTGGATGCCGTGAAGTCAGAGCAGACGGGCAGGGATATTGTGATTTAGGTGCTCGTATTGACGGGGTACGGGAAGATGGATAACACCCAGGTCAACCCCCCGCCGCATTACAACTTATAAAATTCTACGCTTCCTTGTGCCCTCAATTGCAGTTATATTTTTACTGAACTTTTCAACTGGCGCATAATAAAACCGCCCCGGTGTGCTACAACCGGGGCGGGCTATGAGCAAAAAAGCGCTGTCCGCAACGCCTTTTGTAATATTTTATCATATTATGGGAGGTTTTACAATGGCAAAGCATATTTTAAACTACGTGTACGATTCTATAAAAAACGATTCTTCTTTAAGCGCATCCGAAAAGGATGAATTGTTAACAGAATTTAAGGAATATGTAGAAAGCCATAGTGAAGAAGAAAGTCATACAAACACAATTAAGTTGCTTTCTGCCTCATGCGGCGCATTAATAATAGGCTTTTTCATGGCAAAAACAGGCATGTTTACTTTGGATTTAAAAAACATCGTAACATGCGTCATTCTTTCTTTGTTATCTGGCTTTATATGTCTCTTAGTGTTCAGTCTGCTGGGAAATCGACGTTTATTCCCAGATTATAAAATTCTACGCTTCCTTGCGTTCCTTGTGCCCTCAATTGCAGTTATATTTTTACTGAACTTTTCTACTGGCGCATAATAAAACCGCCCGGTATCCTACCCCCGGGCGGCCAGTGCATAACCCCGTAAACAGGCAATTTAAAGGGTGTCTATGCCCTTTCATAATAGCATAAATTTAAATGAAAGGAAAGGTGTTCGTATGCCTTACGTCGCTTATTTGCGAAAATCCCGCGCCGACCAGGAAGCCGAGCAGCGCGGGGAGGGCGATACCTTCGCCCGGCATGAAAAAATACTAATAGACCTTGCCCAGCGGCAAAAGCTCCCCCTAACGGATATATACCGCGAGCTGGTTTCCGGTGAGACCATTTCCGCCCGCCCCGTCATGCAGCAGCTTCTAAGTGAGGTAGAGGCCGGTCTTTGGGACGGCGTGCTTGTGGTGGAAGTGGAACGCCTTGCGCGCGGCGATACCAGCGATCAAGGCCGCGTACAAAAAACGTTTTTCTATTCCAATACCCTGATAGTAACCCCCATGAAAACCTATGACCCCACAAACGAATATGACCAGGAATACTTTGAATTTGGTTTGTTCATGTCCCGCCGGGAATATAAAACGATCAACCGGCGTTTGCAGGCCGGGCGCATATCGTCTATCCGTGAGGGAAAATACCCCGGAAATATCCCGCCCTATGGCTATTTGCGCGAAAAGCTTCCAAAGGAAAAGGGATTTATTTTAACCCCCCATCCCGAGCAAGCGCCGGTCGTCCGGCAAATATTCGCGTGGTATGCCGATACGGAAAACCATTTAGGCGTTGCTAAAATTGCCACGCGCTTAAACCAGCAACACGTCCCAACCTTCAAAGGGAACGAATGGACAATATCAACCGTTCAACGCATCTTACAGAACCCCGTTTATTGTGGGTATCTCATCTGGGGACGGCGCGCCCATGTAAAACAGATGAAAAACGGGGAAATCACTACAAGCCGCCCTTGGTCAAAAAATTATGAGAAAGTAAAAGGGTTGCATGAACCGCTTGTTGATGAGGAAACATTTGACCGGGTTCAGCAGCTTTTTATGTTACATCCCCGCCGCCCGGTTCCAAAAAAGAAGATTATGCAAAATCCCCTGTCTGGCCTGATCGTCTGCGGCATGTGTGGCCGAAAGCTTCAACGCCGTCCGTATAATTCAGGCCGGCAAGCCACCTTGATTTGTACGCAAGCCGGTTGCGCGAACGTGTCTTCTGATCTGCGCATTGTGGAACAGGCCGTGCTTGAATCTCTGCGCAAATGGCTAGAAGACTACAAAACCGAAACGAGCATTGACCCCGACCGGCGCTTAAACGCGGAGCTTGAGGGCTTAAAGCAAAGCCTGCACAGCCTATATGAGAAGCAAAACGAGCTATTCAAAATGCAGCAACGCGCCTATGAACTCGTTGAACAAGGCGTTTATACAACCGCCGTATTTTTAGAACGTCAGCAGCAGCTTACCGCCCAGCGTAATAATTTGGAGGCGTCTATATCTGATCTTGAAAATCAGGTATCCGCCCTTGAGAATGAACGCGAAACAAAAAAGCAGCTTATCCCAAAAGTGCAGCATGTCCTTGACGTATACGGCTATGCCGAAACCGATGAAGAAAAAAACCGGCTTCTAACCTCCGTCTTAGAAAAGGTGATCTATATGAAGACTACAAACAACCGTTGGAGTACCGAAAACGACATGGAACTAACGATTTTCCCCCGTTTTTCTCTTTCTTGCAATCACTGA